TCACAGCTTGAATCCTTTCTTGTAGAGGATGTAACACACCAGAAGTAAGCCAAGCACCAAGCCGATGCGGTCAAAACCGCCCGTTAACTTGATGCCAGCCCATGCACCCACCGCACCTGCAATCAGATATGGAATGAGCGGCATTACTTCTTCCCCTTAGCGGTAAACACCACTAACAAAAGCACCAGTAAGAGCACCGCACCCATAGCAAGGTAAGTCGGGTTTACCCCCGCAAAAGCGGAGGTATGTACAGGCTCACCCGTTGGTTGCTGGTAGTCGTTATTGTGCTTGCGCTGTTCGTCGGGGTTGCTGGACTCAACGCGCTGCGCTTCATTTTGCAGTTTGATGCCGAGCCAATCTTTACCAATGCTGGTCACGTCTGTTAGCAGTTCACCGCCCGCTTCTAAAACGCCATCCCAAACACCGCCCCACGTTTCCTGCGCCGTCACCATAACGCCCCCTTACTGCGCTGTAGGCACAGACACTTGTTCGATAGCTTCAATCAGTACCGGAATACTGCCCGCCGCCGTCTTTTCGACTTCGAACGCGAGTTGTTTCATGGCTGCCGTTGGCAAACGTGCTTCACTACCAAAACCGCAGCGCGTGAAGTCCATCGAGAAGAAGCCCGCATTTTGCTCACGACCCGCTGCCGCCAAGTCATAAGCGTTATCGGCTTTGTTCACGTTCAGTTCTTCGCGCTCATCACGTAGAACGCGCACACGCTCAATCGTTGCGTCTTTCAAATGAACACGCTTTAGAGACAGCGCCGCGCTACGCTCGGCAAAGTCAAACGGCGTACGACCGCTAGAGGCTGCATACCATGTTTGTGAGTAGATACGAGGCATGTAGATACGCTGAGATTGCGCCGCAGTCGTATGAGCACGAGCACGAATCATCGGCGCCGCTTGACCAGACTTGGCTTTTAGCTGGATGTACATAAACCAGATTTCACCTTGTAGGGTTACAAGCTCACCTGTACGGATACCCAGTTTGGTGCGCATCGACATGTCAGAGAAGTTGAGCACGTAACGACCTTGTTGCACGTACTCTTTTTTGTGCTCTTGCAAGTCAATCAAGTCTTGCGCGGTTACGTTCACGATTTCACGACCGTTCACTTTTACAGTGATGCGCTCAATGTCTGACGGGTCGGTAATGTCCGTCACGAGCTCAATGTTTTGGTACGTTGGACCCGATACCAATCGCAGCGTGGCTTGGTTGCCCCAGTTCACACCTTCTACTGGGTCAAGTTCACGAGGACGAGGGTTAAAAGGCTGTTTTAGCGCTTCCATTTAGAACCATCCTTTGTCGCCGTTTAGAGTCTCACGCACCGGAGTTAGTACGCTGATGTTGTTGATAGCCGCAATCACGATTAGCGTGATGATGAGCGCCATCAATAGGTTTTTATGTTGCTGTTTCATGTTGTTCCTTTCGGTTGCACACGGTTAAAAAGTGATTTCATGAAACAAGGAATTTGAAAGGCTGGGAAGTTGGAGCAACCTATAGGTTAAGTGGTTAACCTATAGGTTGAATGAGCGTTGAAATTAGCCGTGAATCTTACCCGTCAGGCAGTTAAACGAGGACTTTTCGACGTTGCCGATACCGTCACGAACCAATAAATATTCGGCAATGGGTTTACCTATCGCGGCTTTGTTGTGCTTGGCAGATTTCAGCCCTGCCAGCGTATCGACACACAATCCCTTTTTATCAGCAAGCCAACGAGCGTCTGCCATCGAGTTAACCGCACCAATCCACCACACAGGTGATTGCTCGGTGACGGTTTTCGGCACTTCCTGCCCACGTTGGAAAATCGAATGCAGCACCAGACCATACTGACGACCACCACGCCACAGTTCGCCCGCTTTGCCTTTGAGTTTGCCGGACGTCTCCACACAACTGGCGAGTTCTTCAATCACTACGTGTAAACGGTCAGCGTCGCCATTACCGACCGCCCACACCGCAGCACTGAAAAACTCCAATTCATCACCGCACGCACCCTCACTGGGCACATACGCCAACTTGAACGACTTGCCACGTTTACGCGCCAACACCAAAGCTTTGACAAACGCGACACGCGATGAGGTTTCAAGGCACATTTGCCCGCGATACTTTGCGCCTGCATAGTTTCGGTATGGGTCAAAAAAAACCGCTTGCGCGGCTTTCGGTACTAATCCCAAGTGCTTAACGGCGGAGGTCTTACCCCCGCCAGTACCCGCCACATAAATCACATGCTCAGCATCGTGTGACGGGTTCGAGTTCACCGGATTAGGGAATTTAAGCGGCGTCTTTTTGGCTTTGCTCACGCTGTTTTTTCTCCTCTAGGGCTAACAGTTCCTTTTGGTGTGTCATGGTCTTTTTCGCGCTGTAGACCAAAGACAGTACAGCCAGACCTAACACGGCTTCTTCCATGTAATTACCGAATAAAGAAGTGACCGCGTCACCATGTTTTTCAAGCACAGGCAAGGCAGCATCAATCACCGCCGCTTTGCCTTTCTCATCGAATTCGAAGTCCACGCCCGAAATGATGCTGGTTGCTTGCTCGGCAATGGTAAACAGAACAGACAGCGCCCCTTCGAACATTTCACCCGCTGGCTTTTCATCGTTGGCGGCTTCGGTTGGCGCATCAATCACAGCGTTGGTTTCGGTTTCTTCTAGTCCACTGATAACCGCTGAAAAGTCGCCCCAATCATCATGTTCCGGTTGGTTTTCAAGTTCACCCTGCATTGATTGGCTCTCCCTGTTCGGTTGGTTTTTGGGTTGGTATCAGTTGGCGTACTGCCCAAAGCAAAAGCGCCACAATTGCCAGTCCAGCCAAGACCTTTTTAACCGGAAAGACACGCTTTTTAACGGGCATTGGTGGTTCACTTTTTGGCGCTTCAACCGTTACCACTTCATTTTGCTCTAAGCTAGGCGTATCAGTGCTTTCAACGGTTTCAACCACTGGCTCAACCGTTGAAATATCACCCTCGTCAGTGACGGCGTCACTCGACTCTGGCGTGTTCAGTTGGTCTACCGATTCCACCATGTTGGATTCAACAAATGAGTTAATGCTTTTGCTCATTGGACTATTGCCGCAGCTTGGGCACTTGTAATAAAGCAGCCCCAAATTACGCCCGTTTTTGGTTGGTTCACCTTCGGCAATCAGCTTACCTTCACCGACACGGTGAACAGTGGCGTGACTGCTACAAACTGGGCACGAAACGTGCCCGCGAATTGGGTTTGGATGTTTACTCATCGGCAACCGCCTCAACATCAGAAAGCTGCTCAATGTTGGCTTCAACACATGCGCGGTACTTCTCACGCGCCACATTGTTGAGCTTGGTTAGCTGCTCGATATGGGTGAATAACGCTGGATTTAAACCAAATGCTTCAAGCGTAAAGTTACCCGTCATAAGCATCTTGCTGGCACGCTTGATAATCGCGTTGGTGTCCAAGTCTTTAAACTGGCTCAACTCCTTTTCAACACTGGCGTTCAGTTTGTCGGCAGCGTCCAGAGCCGCAATTGCTTGGTGACATTCGTTAAGAGATAGCATTTTCATTTAGTTAGCCTCCGCTGTTAGTTCGTCGGTGTCGGGTTTCTTCTGGATTTGTTTGTTCACTTCTTTCATCCAGACCAACAAGAGGCGCCAAAATACGCTGCCCTTGTTGCGCTTTACTTCCTTTTCCATTTCATCGGTGATTTTGTCGATGTTGCTCATTGGGTTTCCTTTCCTAGTTTGCTGAAATCGTTTCGCAAGCAAGTGCCCAAACGGGCTAAATAGAACGGCAATAATCAAGGTACTCCGCCATGTTATTGCTCTTTATGGTGTTGAAATCGGGCTCAGGTGGTATAGGTTGCTGTAGCTGGCTTTTCCAATTGGCTTGGCTCAGTTGAAAGCGTTCAAATTGTTCGCCATACAAATGCTTGGCACTGGCGCGGTATAGCTCAATATCATTACCCAATGTTTCAATAGAGCACTTCATTGACCAACCTCGCGCACCATGTGCCCAGTAAAGAAAATCGTCAGCTTTGCTTTGGGCGTCGTCACCTTCAAACACGATAGAAAACTGGTTTTGACTACTGGCGAACGTGCCGCGCTGCTTGAGTTCTTGGCGCAGTTCTCGCGCTTCGGTATCGAGTCGTTTGATCAGGTGATTAAGTTTCACCACCGCGCTGACTTTGCCCTGCTTTTTATTGACGTCGATGGCTTTAATGGCTTCATCTTTCTTGATTTGTTTGCGCTTGATTTCGCGCTGCATTGGCTTGCGCCATTGCTCCAACATGTAGCCACACTCTTTAATGATGCCCGTCATGTTGTCTACCTCGAACGAGGCTAAAACGTCCCAATCCGGTGCGCGGCTACAGCGTGAAATGTTGTAACGGTTGCCTTTGATTAGTCCTTGGTCGGCGTTATCACCCTTGGCGGCATAACCCACCGCTTTAATCAGATACCCGGCGGCGGCTTCACTGAATTTGATTTTCTCTAGGTGTGCCATGCCATTACCCCAAAGCTGCTCGATGCGCTTAGCCCACCCAGCAAAGTGATGGTTTTCCACACGCCAGTTCAAAAGTACATGCACATGCGGGTTTGGTTCGCCGTCTTCATTGGCTGGCGACTCGGCAACCCAGATATAATGGAAGTCAAAAGGCTTTTTCGTTGCGCCGTGAATCTCTTTGACGTGCTTGATGCCGTCGTCATCTTTCCAAGCGGCTTTTAATGGGCGTCCCAATCTACCCGACACTTTGATTTTGCTACCATCAAGCCCAAGCTGGTTGGCATCGGTTGCCGCATATTCGAAGCCGCGCTGGTACATCTTCTTCAAACCATCCAAGAAGCGGGAAACCTCCGCGCCAATCGTGGTCTGGATTGGGCAATATGGCAGACCTTCATCCGTCACAGCCTCACCGCCAAAGATGCGCTCGCGCTGTTTTGGGGAAAACGTCAAAGTGAGAAATGTGCTGAATCCACCGTGACACGCTGCGACATATGCGCCCGCTTCAAAGATTTTCTTTACAGCGCGAGGCGTGAGTTTTTCCGTGAATCGTTCACCACTTTGCGGCGCTGGCGCGTCCGATGGGCTTGGGTGAAACTTCACTTGCATCTTGGTTTGTTTTGCCCAGCTTCGGCGCATCAAATAAGCGCGACTTTTGCCGATTGGCTGCCATTCCAAGCGTTTGTTTTCGTTCAGAATCCAGCCTGTCTGCGATTCTGGGCGTGCTCGATATTCATCGGTCACGTTGTCGCCACAAAACGATTCTGTTTTGTGACGCGGCGGTAAGCGTCGAGAACGGGTAATTAAGCGGTCTATCTGCTTTCGTTTTCCGTGTCCGACTTTTGCGCCCTTTGACGAGCCTAGTCTTTTCTGGACTTCGTCCAGCGCTTCGCGCCCAAGTTCAGCACTTTGTTGTGTGCGAATGAAGTGGATTTGCTCCAAAGCTTTAAGCTTTTGCAACTCTGAATCGAGACATTGGGTATTTTCAGCACTAAAAAAACCGCTTTCGATAGCGGTGATGTTTTTCTCAGTGATGGTGACGTCTTGAGCTAACGCCGTTATAAAGCCCACATCTTGTGGGCTTAGTTGATTGGTGAATGAGCGCGGTTCTTGCGCCTCATAAAGATGTTTCACGGTTACGCCTCCACAAAGGAAGAATCCGCGCCCACTTGGGGCGCTTCATCTTGCTTGCGGATTTCATTTAGCGGTTCGCCGTAATTCTGTGCGCCCATTGTCGCCATACGTTGAGCGTATTTAGTGACTTGTGGCAGCGTTACGCTGGTTGCACGAATGCAAGATACAAGAGTTGTGCCTTGATAAAGCCACAATGAAGCTTCAACCGTTTCGAGTTCAAAACTATCGAAGTAGATGTGTGTTCCATTGTCGAACGATGCAACCAACTGAGTTTTATTGCGGCGAGATTTCCAGATGCTTAGATTCATGCTATCACCCCCTGACGAAAACGTGCTGGAATGTAGGTTTGCGCTTTCTTCGGGAAATGCTCAGCAAATTTTTGGCGAAGCTCTGCAACTTTACGCAGTGAGTTTGCCGTTTTATTAGGGTCTGGGTTGTCGCACCCTGCCATATCTGGGCAAGGTAAGTGAATAGGATTGGTAACGATACGTTCCATGTTCTAGCCTCCGCAAGCTGTTGATTTCCTGTCTCAAAAATAACGTTAAGGAAATGTTTTTAAGCTTGCAAGGTGCTTGCAATAGTGAAAGACGCGATACTATCCACTAGAATTTAACAATACAGCGAAGGGATGCGGGAACATGACTAATTATACAAACGTGCTTTTAGACCAACTGAAAGTCCAGTTAGAGCTTACCTCTGACTATCAGTTGGCTAAGTTTTTAAACGTTGGAGCAAGTAGAATTAGTAATTACCGCAATGGGTGCAGTGTTCTTGATTGGGAAATGGCATTCAAAATTGCCGATTTGTTAGAGCTCGATGATCAAGATGTTGTGTACGGTTTACTTGATGAAAAGACCGTAAACCCTCGTTTAATCAACGCCTTACAGTCACGCGCACCAGTCTAACCCCCTATTAACCCTTTTATACATAATGCGCACTGAATCGAGGATTCCACTGGGCTTGAAAACGCTACGGCAAATCCTGCACAAGCCATTGAAATACTTGGTAATCCAAGCCCGTTAAACTTTTTTGCTATGCTCGTCCACAGCGTCTGCGCTTCGTACGTTTTTGCTTTATCTAATGCTAATCCAACAAGTGCCTTTTCTTTATCTTCACCTATAGCTTCTGCAAGCATAAGTATCTGATTTTCCTTTAAGTATGTTCTTCCTTTTCGCACGTCAGTAAGCATTTGTGGGCTGATGCCTAAATCTGGGGCGATTTGTTTGTATTGCACATACTTCATTTGCTCTTTGTAAGCGTCAATGAGTTTGTTTGTATACATTTTTGAATCCTGCCTTTAGATCATTCCTAAAGATTCTAGCTCATTTGTACGGAATTTATCGTATTTACACTATGAAGAATCTCGTATTAACTGTACGAAATATTTCGTATTGACCACCTTGATTCGACTGTTTGCCCTTGACGCTCTCGGTTGGTCTTGGTGGTCTCTCTCAACGGTCAAGGTGTTGCTATGAAAAAACTGTCTACTGAAAATGCGATCATTATCGATACAGAAACCACAGGTTTAGGCTCTGATGCAGAAATTATCGAGTTCACTGCTATCTGTGCGGATTCCGGCAAAGTTATCGTGAACGAACTTGTTAAACCAACTTGTTCTATTCCTGCAGAAGCCACAGCAATCCACGGCATCACCGACGAAGACGTTAAAGACGCGCCCGACTTTCATTTAGTCTTTTCAAATTACTTTCTCCCGCTTCTTAATGGTCGTCCAATCATCATCTACAACTCAGATTTTGATACGCGCTTAATCATCCAATCTTTGGATAAGCACTGTAACGCTGCTTACGTTCAAACTGTTCACGATTTGTTTTTCAAGTTCTGCGTTCCTCAGTGCGCAATGCTTTGGTACGCCGAGTTCTTCGGTGTTTGGAATGAACACCATGAAGATTACAAGTGGCAATCTCTAACTAACGCCTGTGCTCAACAACAAGTTGATGTGTCTGACTTAACCGCGCACCGAGCTCTGGCCGATTGCGAAATGACTCGTCGATTAATTCACGCTGTTAACTCACAGATTGAAAACCAAAACAACCAAAACTGTGACGGTGTCACTAAGTATAGTTCAAAGGCATAACCCATGAACGAAGCCCAAACCATCTATTACGACTTGCTGCCTGACTACACGGTTTCTGTGTTGGTCAAAGGCTGTGAAGAATGGGATTTACTTAAGTCGATGTCTCATCTTGAGTCTTGGGCTTCGTCTGAATTTGTCTCTTATGAGTTGGTGTCTATCACCAACACCACTTACCAAGAACGCGTTGATTTAGGGGTCTTCGATGACTACTGCAACTAACATCCTTAAGAAATTCGATGAGCAGTCTGTTCATATTGACTACTTATGTTTTACATTTGCAGTCAAGGACTTACGCCATTGTCACAACGCGATTCAACGTCTGCACAAGCATGAGGAATACAAAGGTTTAGCACCTAAATCTCTGTTACAGCGTCACTGCAAGGCACCCAAGTTCCCTGCTCCACCTCAGTTTAATGCGACCATCGCGGGCACTGCCGAAGAGATTGAAGCGTACAACAGCGCCTTTGATATCTGTTACCGCAATTATCTAGAAGATTGCTTGCGCATTTTCACTAATCAAGTGCTTGGATTGTCTCTTTCTGCACCTCGTGGCCTTGGCTTTCAGTTCTATTCTGAGTCTATGAAGTTGACCTCACCAGACGGTGAAGACTTCTGTGGTTTCGTGGGTATTGGTGGCAACAATGACACGGTACATTTCCAAATTAATGGCACTGGTTGTAAGCATGTGTTTGCTCGTCGCGCGCCTTGGTCGCTGCATGATTGGCTGACAAACGTTCTTGGTGTTCAAACTCTCGCGCGTGTCGATCTCGCTTACGATGACTACGACGGTATCTTTGATTGTGAATACGCGCGCAAAGCTTGGAATGATGATGCTTTCCGTACTGCTGAGCGTGGCCGGAATCCGGTTCTGCATGTTGACCATACGATTGCGGGCTTTCGTGATGGCCGTCCTGATTACACCAAAGAGCAATACTCTGTCGGCTCTCGTACTTCTCGCATCTACTGGCGTATCTACAACAAGGCACTTGAGCAGAAACTCGCGAACACGGGGTTGGTTTGGTACCGCTCAGAAGTTGAACTTAAAAAATGGAACATCGATGTGCTGTTGAATCCTGCTGGCGCGTTCGCGGCCATCAACGATTTCGCAGCGTCGATTTCTACTGCAAAACAATTCAATACAAAACCTGTCCCGACTAAACGTGCGGCGCTAGACCTGTTGGCTTCGGCTCACTGGATGCGTCGCCAGTACGGGAAAATCCTGAACTCTTTAATCGAATTCCATGAGGGCGACATTGAAACCGTTGTCGGCTCGCTCGTCCGTGATGGAACAAAATTCACCTTCCCCGATACCTACGGCAAGTTGGTGACTCACATATTGGAGACCTAACAAATGGCTAAATCTGTTTTTGTCCTAGGAATGGACATCACTTGGAACTCGGCACGTGGTGACAGTGCTCAACTGAACATCTCGCGTCCACTACGTGAAATTAACTCGGAGAAATTCAAGCGTCGCACCATCGGCGAATCTGGTGACGTAAACCCACAATGGGATCAACCTTTGATGATTGATCATGAATACGCCCTGCTCCTTGAGCGCACCGGTGCTTTGGTTCCTCGTCGTGAGTACCAATTGCAACTTGAAATCAACCCAGAAGATCCATTGGCGGGTGCCATCGTGACAGCGCTTATTCCTGTCGACGCAGAGATTAAGAAGCACTTCGAAGCTTCAATGAAGGCTAACTAAGAAATTCTATGTCTATTTGCGTAACGGTTATTGATGGTGTTTTGCAGCAAGCAACTAATGGCAGTTGTGAGCTCATTTTGATGTCAAAAGAACAAGTTACGCAGTTAGTTGATGGTCAATTTGATTGGTCATTACTCGAATTTGACAAGGAACTGTACGAATACGTTTTAGGCCAGTCCCTTGTCACTTTCATCGGCGGCCATGTCTTAGGCCGCGTACTTAAACACTTTGGAAAATAATAGGAAAAACAGCATGAAATACATGAATCAAGTACAGAGCTTTTTCACTAACAAATACACACAAGCAGGTGTGGCAATGTCGCTTTCTGTTCCTGCTTTTGCTGAAGGTAACGCTAACATTGAAGCCATTAATGGCGCTATCGATGGCGGTAAACAGATGGTGTCCTTGACCACTTCAGGCGTTATCGGTATTGCGGCTCTTTGCTTCGGCTTGGGGATGGTTGTTGCGTGGTTACGTAGGTAATGATCCTCTCTATCGCTTTGGCGTCGTTAATATCTCTGTCCTTTTTATACGGGGTTTATACAGGCGTTATATCTGGTTAAGGGGAGCTTGAAGCTCCCTTTTTTCTTCTCAGTAATAAGGTGATTTCATGCGTTTTATAGCTCCCTTCTTATTACTTCTTTCACCGCTGGCCTTTGCTGATGAGTGTCCTGACGGTGAGCAAATGTATCAAGGCCAATGCCGAACCACTTGCGAAATCTTAGCGCTCGATTCTAGCCCTCGAGCTATGCGTTGGGATGGTACGATTTGGGGTGATGCGCCTACTGGTTATTGTCGTGGCTCTGGCTTATCGGGTTGTGAACTTCGTCGTACAGGGGTAACCATTCAAGTTGATGGTTCTATCTTCTGGCAAGGTGACTTTAAGTATACAGGTGCATCTTGTTCTAATGTTGGTGAGTACACTGGAGATTCTCCTTGGACCGAACCCGACGATGGTAGCTCTAACGATGGCTCAGGTAACGATTCTGGTGGTGATACTGGAACCGATACTGGTGACGATTCAGATGGTACTACCGATAACGGTGATGACCTCGATCATGGTGGCGGTGGTAATGGTGGTAACTCTGGTTCTGCTTATCCAGACAGCAATCATCCAATAAATCATTTGCGCTCTATCCAAGAAAAACAGGTTATCTCTAACAACCTTTTGGATCGGAATACCAATGAAATTATTCAGCTTAATGCTTCCATAACTGACAGGTTGACCGATATCTCCTCTCATTTGAACACCGAGCAAGTCAATACCAATAACTATCGAAACGAGCTCAAGACTAGTGTTCGTGGGATCACTTTCGCGTTCCAAGACGCCAATTCCACGCTCACAGACTTGCTCCAAACAATGAACGCTATAGACCGAAAAACAACGGGTGGCAATGTTGACCTTTCGCCGTTAATTGCGAGTGCCGCTGAAATCGAGAAGCACACATCCGGTACTTACTGGTTCTTAGATGCTATGCGCAAGCAAGTTGATTCGGTTGCGGACAATACTGGAGCAATCAAATACCAAGTCACTCCAATCTTAGAGAACATTGAGCAACGTATGGCGAGTGGCTCTCAAAACACTCGTATCTTTCGTGATGGCATTCGTAGCGATACAAGGAGCATCAAAGCCAACACTAATAACATTAAGAAAGAGGTGACCAACACAAAGAAAGCCGTTCAGGCGAATAAGGAATCAGTTGACGCTGTTAAGACGGCTATTGAAACCCAAACTACTTCACTAGAAGGTTCGCTTAATCAAATTGAAGAAGCCATTGAGAATGCTGGCGGCTCAGGTTCAGACTCTACTGGCGGGGATAATTCTGATGTTGTTAGCAAGCTTGGAGAACTTCAAGGCTCCACTGAACAACTAGGGGATCAACTAGGTCAATCCTTAGAAGGTATTCAAGATGCGATTAACGGATTGAATGACGGTGGCCTATTCCATGCGCCACCAACTAGCGATGGTTGGTCACACGGTACAGTTATTGGTGAGGCGGTTGAAGGTCTTATTGATGACATCGACAAACTCAAAGCAACTCTCAAGGACATGCAATCAACATCCCCTATTAATCTCGGCACAATGAGCTTCAACGATGGCAGTTATTCAGGTGAAACCTTCACTCTTTCACGCGCATCTTGGAATGTGGATGTGCGCTTTAACCTATTCAACACACTCGGCACGAACACAAGCACCATTCGCAACGTAATCATCTTTGCCGCTATGTTGATGGCTGCTTTTATCATCTTATCGTCGGGACGCAAAGGAAGCTAATATGGATTTCATTTTCGAAGCCTTTCAATACATAGCAAATGTGTTCGGCTCTATCTCTGACTTCTTTAGGTCTATTCCCGACTTAGTAATGGAAATCTTTACCTATGCTTGGTACTGGGGTATCAAACTTTATCTGTCCATCAAAATCTCTATGGTTGAGATGGCCTACGAAATCGCTTCAATGATACTGACGGATTACGAAGTTTATACGGTTCTTAACGCGGCGTTTAACAACCTAGCGCCAGACCTTAGACACGCGGCCTATCAACTCGGTGTTGTCGATGCCATTCGAATCGTTATCGATGGATTAGTTACCGCCTTTGTTCTTCGAATTATGGGGTGGTGATTATGGCAGTTATCTTTCGTCACGGCTCTAATGGTTCTTACAAGTCTGCTTATGCGACTTGGTTTGAAATCCTCCCTGCACTTCGTGAAGGACGCTTGGTTGTCACCAACATTGAAGGTCTACGTCCTAAAGAATCTATCGAGAAAATTCTTGGAGAAACCTTTCCGGCCAGTGCCAAGCTTATAAGGATCTTCACGCGATCAAGTGAAGGTGTTCACCTTTGGCAGAACTGGTTTAACTGGATGCCAACGGGTGCATTGGTTGTTATCGATGAGTGCCAGGACTTGTACTGTCCAGAAGCAGGTTTTAAACGTGAGAAGTTCTTAGCTCGTCCTTTCTCAGAGTTCGAAGACATCTTACCAAAGGGCTTTGGTGAGTTGTTCCATTCTCGTTGGTTACCAATTGACCCTGATTCGCTCGATGAGAGTGACTTAGACGATTGTGAGCGTACACAGCTGGACGAGAACAACCGTCTACTCTACCCGTTCGATTTCTACGGTGCTTTCATGCGTCACCGTAAATACCAATGGGATGTGATCATGCTAACACCGGATTACAGTGCTATCCCAACATGGTTAAAAGGTTGTGCGGGTGAAGCCTATTCACATCGCTCGACAGATACGTTCTTTCGCAAGCGCAAGCCCCGTATCTATAACCATCGTCCTAAAGCAACTAAGACCGACCCGACGACTAAAGCAGACTACGCCAGCTGCAGCAGTAAGAAGATTCCGGTGGATGTGTTCGCACTGTATCAATCAACAGGTACGGGCGGATTTAATGAAACTAAGTCAGATATCTCAATCTTAAAGTCGCCAAAGTTCCTTCTGGCCATGCTCATTGGTGTGTTGGCCATTCTAAAATTTTTCTGGGATTTGTATGTATTATCTAATAGTGATGTGGATTCGGCTCAAACAGTTCCTGCGCAAGTTGAAACTGCTTCAGCATCCTCTTTACCTACTTCGCCTACTCTATCAATACCTCAAGCCAATACTGGTTTGGCTCGGTCGGACGCTTCTGGGTTGGATACTAGCAATGCTCATACTCAAGCTAGTCCTACGACTGTTCCTCATGGTGTAAATCCATTCTTTGAAGCACTTCCAATGTACAACGATGCGAAGTCTTTCTATCTCACGGGTATAAACACAGTAGCTAACACGCATGATTATCTATTTCGCATCGATAGAGGTAGAGATACCTATTACTTGCGTTCACAGACGTTAACGAAGTTTGGATATGAGTTTGAGTTAATTGATGAATGCTTAGTGATGGTGAAATCCGACACCATCAACGCACTGCTAACTTGTCCACCAAGCATTAACTACGACGCGAACGAACCGGACAAAGAAATGCAGCTAACGGGTGTTCAAAGTGGTATTGATATTTTCAATTTAAACGAGGGCTAA